TATAAGAATAAAAAAAAATTTTTTGAAAAACCTATCGAAACGATATATTTTTATTTTAAAAATTGACCTTTTTAAAAGTGTGCTATAATAAACTTGTAATTACTTGTAGGTTAGTCAACCGTAAAATGACGTAAAAGAAGGAGATTACAAAATGTTAGTATTTGGCAGACAAAACAGAAAATTAAAAAAATTAGGCATGTGTTTTCGTGCCGATGATGGTGCAGATGGTGGCGATGGTGCTGGTGCTGGTGGTGGCAACAATAATGATAGCAATAATGCTAATTCCGCTACTGATAGCCAAAAAGGTGATGAAAACAAAGATGCAAAATTTACACAAGATGATGTAAATAAATTATTGCAAACTCGTGTAAATGAAATGAACACAAAACATGAGAAAGAATTAGCTGATTTAAAAGCTAAACTTGAAAGAGAAGCAGAACTTGCAAAAATGTCTGAAAATGATAGGGTAAAAGCTGAGCTTGAAGATTATAAAAAGAAATTTCAAGAAGCAGAAGATAAAAATGCCTTAGCAGTTCAAACAGAAGCAACAAGAAAAATGCTTGAAGATGCAAAAGTACCTACATCATTTTTAAAATTTGTGTTAGTGCCTAAAGATGAAAAGCAAACACAATTAAATGTAAACGAGCTTAAAACTGTTTTTGAAGCTGAAGTTAAAAAGGGAGTTGAAGCTCAAATTAAACCACATAACCCAAATGGCAATACTAATACTACTGCTACTGGTAATGAAAACAAGAACAATAGCGGCCGTTCTTATTCAGGGTTGAATTTGCAAAACTCCATTGCAGAATATTATGACAACAAAAAATAAGGAGAAATAAATTATGGCAGTTACTTTAGCAGATGCAAAACTACTTACACAAGACAAACTTACACAAGATGTTATTGATGAATTTAGAAAAGACAATTTAATGGATTTACTAATTTATGATAACTGTGTAGCAATGAATGGTGGCTCAACTTTGGCTTATACTTATAACAGAGTACAAACACAAGGCACAGCAGCATTCAGAAAAATTAATGCAGAATACACACCACAAGAAGCAAAAACAAAACAATACACTACAAATTTAAAAGTGTTCGGTGGTTCTTTCGGTATTGATAGAGTTATCCAAAAGCATGTAAAAGGTGTAACAAACCAACTTGCTTTTCAAATGCAACAAAAAATTAAAGGTGCTCAAGCATTATTTTCAGATACTTTCTTTAATGGTTCAGTTGCACAAAATGAAGATGTATTTGATGGTTTAGATGTTGCCTTAACTGGTTCTTCTACTGAAGTAAATCCAGAAGCAGTAATTGACCTTTCAAGTGCTACTGCTATTGATAGCAACTATAAAGCATTTTTGGATGCTGTTGAAGATATGCTTGCAGAACTTGACGGCACTCCAACATTCTTAGCTATGAATAGAAAAATGAGATCAGCATTTAATAAAGTTGGTCGCAGAACTGTATCTTTTACAGAAACTAGGGATGAATTTGGCAAACCTGTACAATATTATGATGGCATTCAGCTTATTACTATTGGAGATAAACCAAATTCTTCTGATTCTATTATTGCTAATGGTGAAAATGGAACATCTTTATATGCAGTTCGTGTAGGTTTAGATGGTGTTTGTGCTGTAACACCTGAAGGCGATAGTATTATTGATGTTTACATGCCTGACTTCAATACACCGGGTGCAGTAAAACAAGGTGAGGTTGAAATGGTGGCTGGTATGGCTGTTAAAGCTACAAAAGCTGCTGGTGTTCTTAGAAAAATTAAGGTTGCTTAGTTTTTAAAACATAGTAGAGCCGTCATTCGTGGCGGTTCTACTTTATAAAAAGAAGTACAAAATATAGGAGAAATGCTAAATGGGCAGAGCAAGAAACGCACAAGCAAATGCAGAAGCTGAAGAAAAACTTGAAACTGCAAATGCTGAAGAAATTGCAAATACAGGTGATGAAGCTGTTGATGCATTTTTAAATGGTGAAATTGATGAAGTGCCTGAAGGTACTGAAGAAATTACAGAAGAAGAAGCAAAAGATTTAGAAGCACAAGCGAATGCAGAAGCTGAAGAAGGTGAAGAAGATGTTGAAGCTGGTGTTGAATATGTTATTGAAGCACCCAATAAAGCATATACTGGCACTACTGCAACTGTGGATTTTAAAGATGGTAAAGGTGTAACAGCTAATAAAGTTATTATTGATTACTTTAAAGCAAGAGGTTATAAAGTTACTAAAAAATAGTATAATAAAAATATTCGTGTTGATTTTTGTCATACTGTAAAAGCTATTCTTGTAAAAGAGTAGCTTTTTTTAATATGTTATAATGAAATTAAGGAGAATAAACAAATGGCTACAATAACAATAAATGATTTTGATTTTATTACTTATGCTACTGTTGAGGATGCAGATAAATATTTTTCTGCAAAATTCGGTAATGTATGGCATGAAATACAAGTTGAAGATAAACAAAAGTTACTTGTAACAGCTACTAGAGAAATTGAAAATTTACAGTTTCAAGGTTTAGAGTTAGATCCTGAACAACCTTTAAAATTTCCTCGTGTTATTTGTTGTAGCCAAATTAAAGCAGATGATAAAAACTTAATTGCTTGCTGTGCTGAAATTGCATGTGCTATTTACAATGTAGGGGCATTGGCTAACAGTATTACAACACCAAATGCAGAAAATATAAAAAGCATGAGCATTGGCGATACTTCTATTACATTTAAAGATGGTGCAAGTATTGAAGCTGATGCATTTAGTGCTACTGCAAAACCTATTGCAAAGAAATTTTTAGGTAATTGGTTAAGGGGCAATATAAGGGTATTATTATGAATGCTGAAATGTGTACAATAACATATAAAAAACAAGATATAAGCACAGATGCATTAAAAAAGTTTTATAAAAGTTTAGATAAACATTTTGTAACTGTGGGTATTCATAAGCAAGAAGGTAATCAAGTTATAGGTAAAAACAATTTTACTTTAATTAAAAATGCCTGCATTCAAGAATTTGGTACAACATACACAGTAGAAAACAGCAGAAGATTTAAAAGCCCATACACAGGCAAATGGTTTTACTTGAAAGCTGGCACAGAGATTACAATTCCACCTCGTGTATTTATAAGAATTTTTACAGATAGAAGGTTGCAAAAAGAATTAACAAGTGAATTGAAACAAATTATACAACAAAATGCCTATAAAAAACCTGAAATTGTTTATAAGCAAATAGGCGATTATGCAAGGTTAAGAATGAAAGCAAGATTTTTAAGCAATGAAATTAAGCCAAAAAATGCTAAAATGACAATAGAATATAAAGGCTCAAACAGCCCATTATATTTAACAGGTCGCATGGCAAGTTCAATTAAAAGCGAGGTACATTAATGATAAATACATTAATTGCAATGGCATCTAATGAAAAAGTAAATATTTATAGACTTGAAGAAGTTGTTACAGATGGTGGCGGTAGTAGAATTGTACCAGTATTAAAAAGAAGTGGTTTAATTGTTGCAGTTCAGCCGAGCGGTTCTTTAAATTCTGTTGGTGGGCAACAAATTGTAAATACTATTGCTGGAAAAACAAATAAAATTGTTTACTTAGTTTACAGCCCTCATTTTAAACTTCAAGAAAAAGATTTAATATTGCGTAATGATGGTTTTGTTTATGAAATACAACATGTAGAAAACAATGGTAAAGGCACATTATTACAGCATGATAAATATTATATTGTAAAATACGATAATCAGAAGGTTTTGAAGAAATGAGTAATTTTGAAACAGTAAAAAATAAATTCAGAAAATTTATTACAGAAAATATAAGTGAACTTTTGACAGTTGATAAAGTTTTCTTTGCTACTGAAAGATTTACAATGCCTGAAAAGCCTTATATTATGATTACTGAATTAAGCAATAATGAAGATTTAGGAAGTGGCAGAAATGTGCCAAATAATAAAACATTAGAAGTGACAGAATATAAAGAAACTACTTTTACTGTTGCAATTTATGGTTTAAGTGAAACTGATTTTGAAAAAGAAAAAGATACTTTCAGGGCTGAACTAAAAAACATAAGAAACGCATTTAAAAATGCAATGTTTACACATGTACTTAAAAAATATTTCACAATTCAAAGTATAACAGATTTAAGGCCGCTTAGCGAGGAAAATGAAACAGGTTTTACTTATCGCTATGAATTTGATATACGCTGTGGATATAATGAAATTATAACAACCGAGCTAGAACAATCTCAAGGTGTTATAATAGATTTAGAACCTAACAATATACATATTGAAGTAAATAAGGAGAACATGCATGTTTAGTTTAGAGAAATTAGTATCAATGGGCTTTACCATTCCACAAGCAACAGTAATTAATAAACTTTTTAAAAGAGTTGGTTATGCTGCTAAATTTACTGCTGAAGATTTAGTTGCAGATGTTACAATTCCTGAAAACAAAATTTTTCAAATTGATGGCATTGATAGCTTGAAAACAATTTTTAAATCTAGCACAAAATTTTATTCAGATATTGAAACAATTTTTGTACAAAAAGGCAACAGTAACCCATTTCAAGGAAAAATTGAAACTGTTGTTGTATATCAAGTTGCAAGTGCAACAGAATACGGTAATGCAATAGATGATTTTATTGCTGTTAATGCTAATTATGGACAAATGTTGATTGATAGTAGAAAAGTTGCAGATATTCAAGTGGCAGCAGTAAAAGCAAATGCAAATGGTCGCTTATTTGTAGGGCAAACTTATGATGAAAGCATTAAAAATAATACTGAAGGCAATGTCGCAACAGCATTAAAAGGTTTAAACATTGAAAGATGTTTACTTGCTTACCACCCTGATAATGAATTTTTGGCAGGTGGTTTAGCTGGTGTTTTAGCACAAAATCAACTTGGTTTAACTGGGCCGCTTTTTGCTACTGTTACAAATTGCACACCACAAGATTTTGATAGCACTACAAACAACAATTTAGAAAGTTTGAATGTTGCTTCTTACCAATATGTAAACCCTGTAAATGGCGGTGGTGTTGAAGAATATGCAACACCAATAGTTTATCCGGGCAAACAAATTGAAGGTACTGATACTAAAAGAACTTATATAAAATTCAGTATTGATTTGCTATTAAAGGCTAAGTCTGTTGATTTCTTAAAAATGGCATACAATTATGAAGATGTATCAGCTAAAATACTTGATACAATGTTATCTTCTGTGCTTATTGAATGCCAAAAGGGTGATGGTGCATTTAAAAGACTTATCAAATTAGATAGTGTAAAATCTGATGGCACAGTTGTAAAAGGCTTTGAATTGAAAGTTGGCAGACCTTCAGATTTACAAGATGAACAACCATCATTGTATAATACACAAACCTACCCTGTAACTGGTTATTATCGTGATGCATTAACAGGTGCAAAAGTTGAAATTAATTTAACTGTTGACCCTTCAAATTCACAATTAGCGGCATTAGGTTTTGGGGAATAGGCACTCAATAAAAATTTTAGGTACAAATTTTAATAAGGAGAAATAAAATGTCAAAATATGATATAAAATTGCGTGATATTATTATTAATGGTGTAGCCGTTACAAAAAGTGGTGAAACAGTTGTTGCTTATACTCGTGATGGCGATTACACAGAAGTAAGAAAAGGTGCTAAAGGTGATGCAATTACTAATTGTTTATATGGTGTAATTGATCGCTTCAGATGTTCAGTACATTTTGATAGCCCTATTTGGGCTCAGGTTGAAAGCTGGGCAAAAAACCACACTTATTTAACTTTGCAATGTACTGATGATAATACTGGTGAAAAATACACATCTACAACAGCAACAATTCAAAACTTGCAAGAAGTTAATGATGGGCAAGATAGAGAATTTAATGTACATTGTGAAGAAGTTGAATAATAAATACTTCAGCTATTCTTGAATATATTAAAACCACCTAATTATGTTATAATAAATAGGTGGTTTTTTTTAAGAAAGGAGAAATACATGGCAAAAAGTACACAAGTTAAGGACAAAACATTTACAGTAGAATACGGCAAAGACAAATACACAGCAAGGGCATTACCGGCTTCTACTGTTGCATTATTAGGTTTTAGGCTTCAACCTAAATTAGTTGGTTTAAGTGTTGTTACTGGTGGTATTGCAGTTGACAAATTTAATCAAGGTGAAAACATTAAAAGCTATTATGAAGTTTTAGAAAAAGTTTTTGCCCCTGAAGATTGGGAATGGCTCATGAATGAAATTTTATTTAATGAAACATACCCAATACAAGTAAATGGGGTTTACATGAACAGAGAAGAAACTGAAGAACATTTTGCAGGTGATTTTTGTAGGCTTTACACAGTTTTATTGAGGTTAGCTTATATGAACTTGGGGGAGTTCAAAGATTTTCTTGGGAACTTAACAGGCTTAGCAAAAAGTATAGCCAATTATTTGACGGCTATAACAGACAAACATCTAAAAGGGCTAGAAGCATCTTTCAAGAAATACGAGAAATCCCTACAATAAATGAATGCCGATTAAGTTCATTAAAAATTTTAAATTCATTACTAATATTTTTTAACCAAAATGATTATAAAATTAGCAAAGATGAATTTAGCGACTTGCAAGTTGATGATATTATAAGCATTTATGAATTGTTGCTTGAACAAAATTTATACAAGAAAAAGCAAATGGACGCTATCAAAGGATAGCGTTTATTTGTTTTGTTAGTGTGTTATAATAAAGGTATGCAATACTTAGACGAATTGGTACAAAAAATAACAACAAAAGCTGATTTAAAGGGCTTTGATGAACTAGACAAAAAGCAAAAAAGGGCAAGAAAGCAAAACGATTTGCTCGCTCGTTCTTTTCGTAATGCCTTTGGTATGTTTTTAGGTATTCAAGGCATAAGGTCAGTTATAGAAGTATCAAGAAAATTTGACTTAATGCAAAAATCAATACAAGGTTTAACAAAGTCAGCGGACGATTTTAAATATTTAAGAAAAGAGGCATATAGAACAGGTACAGACTTATTAACAATTGCAGGTTCTTATAAAAACTTTTATTCAGCGGCTACTGGTGTCGGTTTTGGTAAAGGTGCAATACAGGGAATGTTTTCGGATGTTCTAGTTGCAGGACGTGGAATTGGCGCAAATCAGCAACAAATAGGAGCTGCTTTGTTGGCGCTTGAGCAAATGCTTTCAAAAGGTAAAGTTTCTGCACAAGAATTAAGGCTACAAATGGGTAATGCTTTACCGGGTGCTTTTGAAATAGCTGCAAGAGCTATGGGAATTACAACTAAACAACTTGATGAAATGATGAGTAAAGGTGAGCTTGCTTCTACTGTTTTTGTACCTAAGTTTACAGCGCAGTTGAAAAAAGAGCTTGGTGGTGGTTTTGAACTCGCTACAAAATCATTAGACTTTGCACTTGTTAATCTTGCTACTGCTTGGCAAGAATTTCAAGCGGAAATTTTACAAGGTGAAACGGGGCAAGCCTTAGCACAGTTTGTAAAACAGTTGACAGCTATTTTAAGAAGTCAAACGCTTTTAAATAGTGTTCGATTGCTTGGGCGTGCCTTAGCAGTGATTATAAAAAATCTCAAATGGATTTTAATATTTTGGGGTGTTGCTAAAATTGTACAAATTACGCAAAGCGTTATGAGATTACATTACGCAATTCTTGCTACTGCAAAATCAACAGCAGCTTTAGGAGTTGCAACAAGAGCTTTAGCAAGTGGATATGCTTTTATTGCTGGGGGGCAAGTTCTTAAAGGTTTAGCCATGCTTAGGGCTGGTTTATGGGCTTTGGTAACTCCTACACTAATTTTATCAGCAAAAATTGCTGCTATTGTAGCTGGTATTTTGATGGTTCAAGATTTACTTTTAACTTTTGCAGACCCTGAAGCTGATACATACACAAGAGATTTAATTAAAGGATTTGAGAAACTCCAACAAAAAGGTGTTGAAGCTGGAAATAGTCAACTTGTTGATGAGTTTCAAAATGAATATGGTACAGTAAGGGTAAGCCCTGATGGTGGAATTGCTGAATATTTACCAACATCTTTACCTACTGTAAATCCTAATTCATATACTGGCAATTATTCAAATGCAAACCAAAACCAGCAAAATAACACTATTGCTATAAATATTTATCCGCAACAAGGGCAAAGTGAAGAAGCTATTGGGGAAACAGTTATATTAAAACTTGGTGATATATTAGATAATTATGTAATGGTAAATTAAAATGACTTATGCAAAATTAATACTTCCATATAATCCTACTGATAATCAACTGAAAGTTGACCCGAAAGATCAACAGAGCTTGAAGGGTAAATTAAAAACAGCTTTTAAAAAGGCTGGGGCAACATTAAAAAATGCAGTTGAAAATCCAGGCGATACTATGAAAAACTTAGGGAAATATCTTCAACAGAATGAAGATGAGCTAGTAAATAAATTTAGCGGGATTGCTATTGCTCAACTTATGGCAAGCGGGAAAATAACTAATAAAGACGCACTTGATTATTTGTTTTTAGGTGCATTACCAGCTTTAAATCAAACTTATTCAGCACTAGGCTATTCAGGGCTTGAACAAATGAAAACAGCACTTACAAACGGTACTATTAATGTCGGGCAGTTTGTCAATGGTTTTACAAAAACACTTAAATCAGTAACAGATTTGAGAAACAAAGTTAAAAATATTGATAGCTTTAAGGCAAAAAATATTATTGAACTTGATATAACATATTCACATCAAGAACAATATTTATCAGAAATTGGCGATAGAAGGGTGCAAGAAGGTATAACATGGGCTGAATTTGTACATAATTTGCCTGAAACTTTTAGTTTAACTTGTGGTATTCAAGATGGTAAAAGGTATGGGGTGCAAGAGTTTAAAGATACTTTGAAAATGCTTAGAAATAAAAAAGTGCCTTTTAGTATTGAAATTGATGAAGAATTAACCGACACAATTTTTTTACAAAATTTTTCACCTACAAGGGAAGGTGCAACAAATGGGCTTGAATATGTGCTTGAACTAAAAAAAGTGCGTGTTGGTTCAGTTGAAGTAGTGCCAATAACAATACAGCCTTTACCTACTGAAGAAGGTGAAACAACATCAAATGAAGGTGCTAGTGGTTCGGCAACTATGCCTAAAATGCCAAATTACGACAAAAACCCTTATGATGATGCAAAAAAAATAATGAAAAATAAAAGAAGGTCATGGGCTAAAAGCCTTTTTGAGCCGCAATAAAAAGGGGTAACAAATGAAATATGAAGCATTTAAGCTAGAAGGCTTTAATAAACAAAATCCATTTATTTCTTCACCAATGACCTTAGCAGATAAAACCTATAATTTAGAGGTTCGCTGGTGTTTTCAATTTGATTTTGGTTTTATAATTATTCGTGATGAAAATAATGAAGTTATTGTTGGTGCTACTGCACTTGTTAATAATTTAATTATAAAAACCGATCAGCGAAAATTGCCGGGTTATTTAAAGTTTGCTCATGTAAATGGTGAAACTTATGAGCCTGAAATAAATAATATTGCAGAGGAGTTTATTTTCTACCATGTCAATGAATAATGTTTCAACTGCAAATTTACAAAATGATAATTTCAGAAAACAAGATTTAAATTTTCGTTTAAGGCTTGATATTGGTGGTGCTGATTTACGCATTGAAGATAAAATTATTGAAAGCAATGGTGAATGGTATGTTGATCCTGAAAGCGGCCTTGATATAGATTTTGATATAACAAAAACATGGGATAAAACACCAAATGAAAGCATAATTACTATTTATAACTTAAATAGTGAAACTTACAATAAAATTTATGAAAAAGCAACAGTATTTGAACTTTATGGGGCTGAAACTAATAATGAATTTGCTTTAATGTTTAGAGGTTATCCAGCTAAACAAATTAAACAAGCCAAAAAAACATTAATTACTTCTAATGAGGGCTTTATGAAGCAAGGTTACAGGGCCGCATTTAGGGGGCAAAATGATTTGCCTACAATTTTAAAATTAATTGATGGTAAGGTAAGTTTTGAAGATGCAACAATTAACAAGCCTTATTATGGTGAAGTTTCAAGTGAATTAGTTTTTAATGATGTAATTGAAAGCATGGGTTTAATAAAAGGTAATATTGCACAAGATATTACATTTAAACCTTTAAAAAATTATAGTGCTAGAGGTAAATCAGTAGCAATAATGAATTATTTGGCTGAAATAAATGGTTTCAAATGGACTATAATGAATGGTGTTTTTGAAGCATATACAGGCAAACCACCTGAGCAGCCTTATGGTATTTTGCTAAATGGCTTTAATTCTTCTACACCTGAAAGGCAAGATGATAAATTCAAAACAAAAGTAACAGTTTTGCAGAAAAAAAACAAGAAAAAAGGCATAGAAGGAAAAAGCAAAACAGAAATAATAAAAGTAGAAAAAGGTTATATGATAGAAACACAATTACTACCATTTTTAAACCCCGGCTACTTCTGTTACTGTGATTTTGATATTTTAAAAGGTACAAAATTTATTTATAAAGTTCAGCATATTGGTAATAATTATGGTGTTAATTGTTCTACAAAAGTTTTTGTAGTTTAAAAAAAAAGGTGGTTAAAATGGAAGATATAACAGAAAAACTTTTAAAATTTGTAGAAGCAATTAAAAATTCTGTAAATTGCCAATGCCCGGCACAAATAAAAAAGGTTAATGAAGATGGCACAGTTGATGTAATTGTTTTTAGAAATGATGAAATTGAAAATCAGCTAATACCACATGTAAAAATAAAACACCCTGAAACTGGCAGGGCTTTTATACAATTAGGTGTTTTAGAAGGCGATTATGGTGTTGTAAGATATTTTGATACAAATGTGCAAGATTATTTAGAAGGACAAGAAGGTTATAATTATGACAGCAGAAGCCATAATACAAATGATGCTTGTTTTGAATTAGGTTTTATTCCTAACCCTTCAACTTATATTTACCCTTCAGGCAGCAATATAACAATGGGTAATAAAGATGGTTCAGCACTTCTTACTTTTGATGCTGAAGGTGTTATTAATATTATTTCTGCTACTGTTAATATTGCTGGTAATTCTGCAATAAAAATTGAAGGTGGAAGTGTAACAATAGGCAATAATACTACTATTGATGGCAAAGTTTTTTTGGAACATCAACACAGTAACGGCAACAATGGGGCAAATACTGGTGGTGTAATTTAATATGATATAATTAAATTATGAAAGATATTAAAGTTACAGAAGATAATAAACTTGAAATGCTTAATGGCGATTTTGTGCTGGTTGATGGTGTTGATAGGGTAAAACAACATTTAACAACTGGCATTAAGGGCATTTTGCCCGGCACTTGGTTGCTAGATATTAAAGCTGGCATTGATTATTTTGGGGGCATGGCTGTTTATACTTCTATTTTAAAAGCACAAATTAAAAATGCTATTAAAACTGTATGGGGTGTTTCTTTGCTGAAAACTTTTAATTTTGATGATAGCACCCAAAATTATAAAGTTAATGGTACAGTTTTAGTAGATAATGAAAACTTAAATTTTAGCGAGGATATTTCATGGAGATAAGTTCAAAGGGTGTTGTACCAGCTACAATAGAAACATATTTAAAAAGATGGACTTCATATTTAAAAGGTAAATATGGCAATGATTTTTACATAAAAAAAGAAGGTGTTATTGATAATTTGGCTACTGGTTCAAGTGCAATAGCATTAGATTTTGAAGCAATAATTTTATTTTTAACAAAACAGCTAAACCCATACACAGCAGAGGACGAGTTTCAGGATAAACTTTATAAATTAATTGGTTTAGAAAGAGAACAAAGTACATTTACAGTAGTGCAAAGAACTGTACAAGGCACACCAAATACAACAGCATCTTCAGGCAGTATTTTATTTAAAAATAAAACTACTGAAGACCAATTTAAGCTAATTGATGATTGCCAATTAGATGAAAATGGTATTGGTGTTGGTTCTTTTCGTGCTGAAGAATTTGGTGCAATAGATTTACCAAATGAAGCAATATGTGAAATTATTACAGCACCTACAAATATAAATGGTGTTTATTATTCTATTGGCAATAATATTGATATTGGTAAAGAATATCAAGCAGATGCAGAATTTAGAGAAGAATGGCAAGCCGAGCAATCAATGGAAAAAGCAAAAACTGAAGGCGGTTTAAAAAAGGCTTTATTACCTTATGCAAATAAAAAAGCACAAAATATAAAAATTAGAATGAATAGAAACACATTAAAATATGATGATGTGCCTTTGCATTCAGCAAATATTGTAATAAATTCACCTTACGATGACGAAACTATTGCTAAAGTTATTTTTGAAAAAATGCTTGATGGCTTAGGGCTTGTTGGTAGTGTTCATCAGGTTGTAAGTGATAGTGAGGGTGAAGAAGAAGATATTTATTTTTCAAGGGCAGAAAATGTAACAGTACATTATCAAGTTGTAGTTGCATTAGATGAAGATATACACATTTCACAAGTTTCAGGCTCAATACAAAATGCTATAAAAAATAATAACTTATTTTATATGGGTGATAGTGTTGTTGCAAATAAATCTATTGCTTTTATTGATGCTGTTACTGGTGTTAATTATGTTAAAAGTATAAAAGTTAGTACAGATAAACAAACATGGGCAGATGTAATTGAACTTTCTGAAATACAACTTGCCCAAATAGGTGATATTGATGTTTCAATTTAACACAGATTTTTTTAAAAAAATGCAATTTTATGCAGTTTCACAATTCAGGCAAAACCCTGATTATACAAATTTGTGTGAAGTTATTGGCAAAGATTTTAATGATCTAAAAAAAATAAGCCAATATATTTTAAATTGTGTTGATATTGATAATGCAACTGGTATTTGGCTTGATTACATTGGCTGGCTTGTTGGAACTACAAGAGAATATTTTAATATAACACAGTTTTTTTCTGTTAATAGTGCTGATGTAAATGTTGAAAAATATATATGGTTTCCTTCACAAACAGTAGGGCAAATTGAAAACTTAAATGATGAATTATTTAGAAAAAGAATTTATGCAAAAATTGGTTATAACATTAGTACAGGCACAAGAGAAGAAAATATTTATATTTTAAAAAATATGACTAATGCAAACCATGTTAAAATAAAGAAAGTAGCACCAATGACCTTAGATATTACAATAATAGGTGATGCAATTTTATATACACAAACATTACTTGAAGATATTAATAATGTTTTGGGCATGGGTGTTGGTACAAGAAATTTGCAAATTGTAGGAGAATAAAAAAATGCCATTAGAAAAAGAAAGTTTAAATAATTTTTTGCCAAATGGTTTTGAAACATTAAATCAAGAAGGGTACAAAGAAAATTTTAATGAAGATAAAATCGCAATAGGTTATGAAAAAGATGTACCTGATATTGTAAGCGGCCCTAATTTAAACAATTTGCTTGATAATATTGGCAAAAATACAAATGTTTTAACAAAATTCATGGACTTTATTAAAGACATGCCAATTAACAACCTTTTTGCAGTAGATGAAAACAATCAACTTGTTTATAAAAACCTTGATGAAGTTGGCAGCGGCGGTCTTGAGGTCTGCGATATCGGTATGTCCTTGTATATTGATGAAACGAAAGGTTTGCGTAGAAGGCTTAACGGTCAGATAGTAGCGATTAATCAGAATACCCAAGGTTTCTTGACAAGGTTAAAGAAAATTGTTGTGCTTTATCCTTCTTTGCTTACAACCGAGGAGAACTGGCAGGCAGCAAAAACCCTTAGCGACTACGGTCAGGTCGGTAAGTTTGTATTCAACTATGCAGAGGATGAGGAAACTGTTGAAAGTGTAAGACTTCCATCTGTAGTCAATGTTCAGGGCTTACTTGATTTGCAAAATCTGGGTATGACTGTTCAAGCAGGATTGCCGAATATAACAGGGGGAACTATTAACGGGTGGGTTGTTGGTTCTGATAGGCCTATTGGTGCAATAAATGCTCACGTAGTGAATACAGGAGTTGCTGGAGCATCTCAAACAAATACCCATCAGGCAGGATTTTCTATTGATGCCTCACATTCCAACCCAATCTACGGCAACAATACTACCGTTCAGGAAGAAGCCATTCAGTACCCTTACTACATCCAGATAGCCACAGGTCAGGAGACAGAGGTTAATATCAGAAATGATATCGAGTCAATCGTACCATATACTTTGTTCGATAGTAAGTATTCTGAAGCTAAGCAATATAATGCAAGCTGGGTATTACGCGGTTCTATCCTTTCAAAAAGTGTGTATCCGACAGCTTATGAAGCTGCTCTTGTTGAGTACAATTCGGAAATTGCAGACGGTACAACGGTTGAACTGCCATCAGGCGGAAGTTATACAAAACGAGGGGTAAGCGGCGGAATTACAGTAAAACTATCAACTGATGAAACTGTAACAGAGTATGATTGGAAGCTGGACACAATGGCAGAAATATTGACAGTGCCAACTTTAAATGGTAGTGAGGACTTGTTAAGTGATAGATATGATGACTTAGAGCTAAAAGCTAGTGGTTCAACTTATACCGCTCCTGCGAATGGGTGGTTTTGGATACAAAAACTTTCTTCAAGTACAGGTCAGTATTTAACTCCAGTAATAAAAGACTCAAATGGAAATATCAAATATACATTAACGTCACAACCTACAGCAATTGGGTATGACGCCGAAATTCTTGCCCCTGTATCAAAAGGTGATGTTATAAGTATTGGTTATAGTGTGGACGGTGCCACTAAATCTTTTAGATTTATCTATGCTAAAGGCAATGGTTCGCTATACTTCTTAGTAGCTTCTGTAGCTCAGAATGTGCCATTGGCTAATCTGGGAAGGATTGAGGAAACAAAGGTAGACAAAAACAGCTCTTGGGGATTTCCTAGTAATAGGTATATTGATTTAGAACTTGGGGCTAGTGGTTCTACTTATACGGCTCCTGCGAATGGGTGGTATTACTTACAAAAACTTTCTGGTGCAAACAATCAATATAGTGTCATCTTTGCTTTAAAAGATGGGGAAACAACGGGAGAAACGATAGAGGCAATCGAGTATGGGGCGATTGAATGGACGCCTCTAGGTAACAATGGTAATGCGATTATGCTTAAAGTACCTAAAGGTAAAAAAGTAGTAATTAATTATAGCTTAACTGGGGCAACTGAATTATTTAGATTTATCTACGCAGAAGGGAGTAATTAACTATGTATTTAGGTTATAAAGACGAAAAAATAAAATTCTACACAGACCAGCCACTAGATACTACTCTTTATGGTATTGATAGAATTGAAGAAACTGACGAAGAGTATGTTTTGGACGGCGAACAATACATTTTAAAAGACGAAGCTTGGGAAGAAAAACAAGCACAAAAAGAAGCAGAACGCATAGCAATGCTTAACCTTACTGCTGCCGATGTAGAAAGAGCTATATACAAAGCTAAAGGGCTTGATTTTAATGATGTTATCTCTCTTGTAGAAAAACAAAAAGCCACTATTGATATTAAAGCTCTGCAAATCGAGCTTAAGGCCAATAACTTTTATAGAGGCAATCCATACATTGATGCTGTAGGTACTATTTTAGGGTTTACAAAAGAACAGTTAGATAAGTTCTTTGATACTAACGATTACAGGTATTTGACAACTTGCAAGCTCAAAGTTAATGCGATACCGAAAGAGGCTGTTATAGAGATTAACAGTGAAATCCAAAGTGAAATAACAGCGCCGTATGGCAGTACTGTAGATATAGTTGTGAGCTGTGAAGGCTATATCAGCCGTGCAGACGTTTTGACATTAACAGAAGATAGAACACTGGAGGTGGTTTTAGATGAAGATACAACCGGCAGCGACACAACCGACATTTCAGATGAGGTGGACACAGCGCCTGATACAGCAGAAAAAGCTGACGCAGATAACGCTGGATAATGGCAGTAAATTATTAGTCCGTGAAACACCGGATTATAAACTTCAATCCCTGTATGACAAAGCCGGAAACTGGGTTAAGTCAAAACTCAGATACTACAGGGGACGAGGAATTGTTAGAACACTAAACAGTGAAAGGAATGGATAAAATGAAAAGATTAGCATTATTAATTGGACTAGTATTTTTTTGTTATCAAGTTGTGCTTGCTGACGAGATTACACCAAACCAAACTATTGAAAACTCTAAAGGCTTTACAGGGATTAATTACGACAGGCAGGATGCAAAACAAACAGGAAAACAAAAAATAGTAAATGACCATTCTGCTTTTAATATTAATATCCAAATCATAAAAGAAGGCGCGTTATTTTCAAAGATTAACAATAATACCGATTCTTCTAATAAATAAAGTCTACATAAAAATAATTTGGAGGTTATAATAATGAGATGGTTAACAGATAAATCAAGAATTGAACAATCAAATGAAGCAAATGACTGGTATTTGTTAGATAATGAATTATTTCAAGATGAAGATGGATCAATTTATTTAACACCTCGTAATTATAAAACCGACAACTATACTATTCCAGATTGGGTGGCATGGCTTGCAGGAAATAAATCAAAATGGGATGTTAGACCATCACATTTACATGACTTTGGTTGTCAGTATCACCAGCTTATAAAACTAAAAATAAACGAAGCATGCTTAAGACGTTTACGGTATTTAAGAGTTCATAAAGATAAATTAGTATGTGAAGATATCCCATCAAAATTTTTGTGCATTGTTCCTGTCACAAAATGGGAAATTGATTGTATGTTTAAAAGAGCTATGAAAGCAACAAAGGTTATACCTACAAAAGTTTATAATTTATTTAGATGTGGAGTTTTCTTTAATTTTGGTTGGTTAGGAAAGCACCCGGCATACGACTTAAACAAAATATATGAAAAACAAAGTTAAAAACTATTTAAAAACTTTAGATAAATATAAGATAAAGGAAATTGTAAAACACCCTGACTGATTTAACAGAATTAGAAAAGTGGATTATTTATTATACTTTTGGTGAAGATAGATATGTTATAAATACTTGTGCAAAATTAAGTATAAGTGAAAGAAATTTTTATAATATTAAGGATCAAGCACTTATAAAATTATATTACATTTTGAAATTATAAACTGTACAGTTTTAAACACTAAAAACCTTCTATGCTTAAAGCATAGGAGGTTTTTATTATGCAACAATATTTACCATTTAACCCTTATATGACAGCACAACAAAGGCTTTACCAAATGGAACAGCAATATCCACAACTTGCACAACCACAACCAATACAGCCTAATTCTGCTACTGTTAATAATTTGGTTACTATTCCTGTTACCAATATGGAAGAAGCAAACGCATTTAGGGTAGATTTAAACGGCACACCAACATTTTTTTATAATGCTGGTAAAAATGAAGTGTATTTAAAAAGAACAAATACACAAACAGGGCTTGCAGATTTTATTGTTTTTGGCAAGGTAGAACAACCAAAAACAGAGCCAAAACAAAATTTAAGTATAAATACTTATGAAAAAGATTTTAAAGCCCTTAATGAGAAAATAGACGGCTTGTATTCTTTGTTTGCTACTGTATCACAAAAAAGTGATAAAGCTGAAGAAGAAAGTGAGCAAGTAAGTGATAAAGTAAGTGTGCAAGTAAGGGGTAGTAAGAATGTTAAATAATCCTTTGCAACTAATCGGCATGCTTCAGAATGCACAAAACCCTATGGCGATAATGCAACAGCTTTTTGGAAATAATCCACAATTTAAACAAGTTATGCAAATTGCACAGGGTAAAAATCCACAAGAATTAGAACAATATGTAAGAAATTTATATAAAAGTCAAGGGCAAGATATAAATGCAATGGCTTCTCAATTCGGATTGAAAATATAAAATTACCGCTTAAATGCGTGTTTACCACTTAGCCATAAGCGAGGGTGTGTTTTAGGTAATACATAAAACAAAGAAAGAGGTAAAAATTATGGAAGCAACACCATTAACAGCAGCCGATGTAGGGGCTGTTGTAGACAACAAAATGGGGCATGGTTATGGTTATGGCGATGGGTTCGGTTATGGCGGCTCATGGATTTGGGTAATCTTACTATTTGCTATTTTTGGCGGTGGTTTTGGCTATGGTAATCGTGGTTATGGCTTAGAAAATGCACTAACAAGAAGCGATTTACAACAAGGCTTTGATAACCAATCTGTAATGCGTAAATTAGATGGTATTACAAATGGTATTTGTGATGGTTTCTATGCTACAAACACAAACTTATTGCAAGGACAAAACCAGCTTCAAAGAGATTTATGTCAAGGTTTTGCGGCTGTTAATGCTGGTATTTCAGAAAACCGCTTTGCTGCTCAGCAATGTTGCTGTGAAACAAACCGCAATATAGATGCTATTCGTTATGAAAATGCAAAAAATACTTGCGAAATCGTAAGAGCTATTGAAAAAGATGGTGATGCAACAAGGGCATTAATTAATGCAAACACTATGCAAGCATTAAGAGATAAAATTGTTGCTAAAGATCAAGAGTTGCAAACTGCAAACTTCCAACTTTCTCAACAAGCACAAAGTGCTAACTTAATTGAAGCACTTAGACCTTGTGCTAAACCTGCATATATAACTTGTAGCCCATATTTTGCTCAAGGCATGTATGGTTACGGCTGTGGCTGTGGCAATTTTGCATAAGGCAACTTTTGCTAAGGGCTTAAAAACCCTTAGCAAATTTTAATTAAAAGTTATTACACATGAAAATATAAGGAAATACAAAAATGGCTTGTAATTGCAATAATAAAATACATTGTTTAGAAACAGTAAGTGTAACTGATACAAATGTTGTTTTAACTGTTACTAATTCAACAAATATTAGTTCTTTAGATTGTTTTCATTTTAACGCAGGGTGCAAATGTATAAGTGATTTTGTTACTGGTACTCCCTTGCCTGTGCAAATTATTGTTAATGGCACAGCAGTATCTTTATTAAATAAATATTCTTTGCCTGTGTTAAGCAACAGAGTGCCTCGTAGGTCGAGGGGTGCTTATGTAGTGCCTGAAGGTGGTACACCTTATGTAATTTTGTTTGATACCCCTTGTTGTAAGTGTAATGCACAATGAACAATGGGCAATATAATAACCAGTTAGAATTTTTGGATATAGTAACTGTTTTATCTTTTGCTTTTCAACTAAAAACACAAGAAGAAAACACCATGCTATTAAAAGAAATTCTATCTATTCTGAAGGAGAAAGAAAATGTATGATTTAAAAAAAGCTGATGCAATTTATGATGAAATGCGTGCAGAAGGTAAAGATATTGTTCATGAAGTTATGCTTGTTTTCAAGGATAAAATGCCAAAAGAATATTGCATGCTTATGCACCTTATAAAATATGGCTGGCATATTTACGATGAAGCAATGTATAATGAAGCAGTATCATATTTAGAATGGGCAAATGGTAAGGGCAAAGGTGCAAAATGGGATGTAGATACATTAACAAAACTTTCTGGCATTGACTTTGAAAAAACAAATTTTTTTGAATACGATTTTGCCTATGTAGCAAATATGCTTTGGTCTGATTACTGTGAAATATTTACAGATACAACTTATTATTTAAAAATGGCTAAGTTGTATTTAACTGATCCTGATTATCCGGGCAAGGCAGATGAAAGAGCATATAAAAGTGCTATGAAACGCATTGAATACCATGAAAAAAAATTTTAATTCCACCTCCTCCCCTAATACCCCAAAACACTTTAAAAGGTGATATAATGAAATAAGTAAAATCTTTTTCATTAAAAAATAACCCTACTCCTTTCTTAAAAGTGTAATTGAACAAAATAGGGTTAGCAAAATAGTCCATTCCCTGAGTGGGCTATTTTGTATGTTATAATGAAATTATGAAAAAGTTTAAATCTTCAAGCAAAAATAACAGTAGCAAAAAGAATGTACAAATAAAAAATGACAAAAATAGCAAAGTTATTTTAGAAAGAAGCCTAAAAGATGAATATGGCAACAAAAATATTTTCAGAATAATAAAAGATAAAAATGCACCATTTATAAAACAGGAGATAAATCATAAATGATTGAAGCAGTTACAACTTTTAACATAGAGCCAATTATAAGTTTTGCACAAAATGTTTTGATGATTTTAGGCGGCTTTACATTGGCTGGCATTATAGTTTTCTTGGTATATAGCCATAAAAATACAAATATTTTTATTAAACAAAATGATAAATTAATTGATAAATTTCCACTTGTTGCACCTGAATTTTTTAATAAATCTTCAAAAGAACAAAATATTGAAAATAATCAGGAAATACATGAAATTAACAAAAAAATTGAAGAATTAGAAAAACTTGTTAAAGGGGCAATAGAAAAATGCAAATAGATACAAATGATGTAATAAATTTTTTAGTGTCTTTTTTTGGTGGTGGTGGCTTAGGCTTTATGGCTGTAAGGTTATTTATGCAAAGAGAAGCTAAAGAAGCAGTAAAAGAAGATTTAAAGAAAATTGAAACTAGCATAAAAGAACTTAAAAAAGAAGTTTCTGATGCAGTTAAAAAAATGGCTGATGATTATGTTTCTTGTAAATATTGCAATATGCAACATGAAAACTTAAACACCCTTTTAAAGTGTATGGATGATAAACTTGATGTATTAATTGAAAGGCAATAAATGAATTTGAATTTTAAAATAAGTGAACTTATACAGTCTGAAACTGCAATTAAGCATAACATCAATAATATACCTGATATTAACAGTTTAGATAATATGCTTAACCTTATTTGCTACTGTTTACAACCAATTAGGGATAAAATTAAAAAGCCTATGATTATTACAAGTGGCTTCAGGAATGCAGAAGTAAATAAATTAGTTAATGGTGCTACAAACAGCCAACATACAAAGGGGCAAGCAGCAGATTTTGTAATTCAAGGCATGGCAATTGAACAAATTATAAATTTTATTAAAAATAGTGGTATTGAATATGACCAGCTTGTAAATGAACATAACCTATGGGTTCATATTTCATATAATAAAGGAAAAAACAGAAAACAAGTTTTAAGATATTAAAAGTGCTTATGTAATAATTGTTGAAGGAAAAGAAAGCCCGGCAGTAAAATGCCGGGTTGTTTTTAGACATATCATTTGGAAGTGATTATTACATTGCTAATTTTTGTTGTACTGTTTTTGTTTCACCACACATATATTTGTATGTATTACCTATAATTTGATTTACAGTATCAGAAACTTCATAACTCCATGTACTTTCTTCAACTGGGAATTGTACATAATTATCTACATATTCTGAAAATTTTATAAATGGTGTATTTATATTTAATGGGCAGTTTAAATTTTCAATTTCTTTTTGCATTGTAACAACCATGCCCCTTAAAGCATTATTATTTTCTGCATCATAATTTAATGAAATGCCTGTTATAACAATATCATCAATCCAACTTTCAGGAAAACTAAGTATTTCACAAACTGCTTCTTTAAGGCTTTGAATTACAAAATATTTTTCAAGTATCATTTCTTCATAGCCTGTAAAAACTGTTTCTTTACTTGCTTTTTTATTAAAACCACTATAATTTATAGTCATTGCATGGAACTTTTTATCAACTTTTATTTTTGAAATTAAAGTCCTTCTTTGCATTGCTATTGCATCTGCTTCAATTTGTAAATCTGTTTCTGTTTTTTCTTCTACTGTTTTCTTTTTCATTTCTACTACATTTGCCATAAATTATTTCTCCTTTCTTATGGTAATAAATACTTAAATGCCATTTGTAAAATCGTTACTACAATACCAATTATTACACATTCTTTATCGGTTCTATTTTTAAAAAGAATTAACCAGCAAGGAACTGCAATAAATAAAAATAAAAGTATTTTAAACATTCAACACCTCTTTCACAAATAAAACTGCTTCTCTTGTACTTCTACAAACTTTTACATTTTGCTTGCCTTCTTGTAGTTTTTCAATAACTGCTTTTTGGTGCGGCCCTACAACTCCTGTTTCTGTTTTAAATTCAATTATTGCCCATTTGCCATTGTTCAGTAAGCAAAAAACATCAGGTACACCAGCAAGCAAGCCTTCTCGCTTCATCATAATAGCATTATGCCTATTACTTTGAAAGCCATTAGGCACAGCAAAACATAATAAAATAAATTCTTGTTTTCTTGCCCATTCTACAAAAGTTTTTTGTATTGTAAATTCATCAATTTTTGTCATCACTTCTTGTAACTCCTTTCTCCTTATGTTGTAAAGTAAAACCTTATCAATTAAACAATTTTTGTTGCCCATAATTAAATTCTCTTATTTCAATTTGGTTAGGTAAAAAATTGTGGCAAAAATATACACTTTTAAAACTAATATCTTTTTGTGGCTGGTTATTAAAGGTCATTCTATCCTTAAAAAGTAACAGTTCAAGGCGATATTCTTTAAATATTTGGCAAGGTGCAGCATCATTAAGCCATATAACAGGGCATAATAAAGCAAATGGTTTACCAAAAGAACAAGCCCTTTTAAAAGTATCAGCTTTATTTGTAAATGGTGGATTACTAATTATTAAATCCCATTTTTCAGGTTCATAAGTGTAAAAATTTTGCCCATTCCAAATATGTGAATTTACTACATTATAGCCATTTTGTGTAAGTATTTTTACAAATTCACTATCTTCAGTATCAAAAGGACACCATATTATTTTATCTTTGAATGGTGGCAAAAATTCTAACAATGGCAATACACCATAATCTTTTGTGTAATATTCATCATTATTGCCTTTTAAACTTCTTAAATGTTCATTGCTGCTCATCTTTATTTGGTGCTCCTAATTGCCTTACTAATTCTAAAACTGTATATTTCATTTGGCATTTGTCTTTACTAAAATAATTTTCATAAAAACAACCGCTACACTTACAACCTCTTAAATAACATTCTTTAGCTGCTGGTGTCCATCTTTTTAATCTAATCATATTTTAAAGCCCCTATTTTCCACTTTTTATACCTTATTTTTTCTATTTTGTTCATTTTTCTTTGAAAGAATTTTATAACACTTTCAGTAGGTTTTTTGGTTTTTAAAGTATCAATAAACAAATAATAAGCATAGCCATTTTTATAACCTTGCTCTTTCACAAGTTCATAAATATTATGCTTCAATTCTTTTTGAAGGTTCATGGCTTTTTCAAGTCTTTCTATTTCTTTTTTCTTTGGCTTGCTTACTGTAATCATTTCTTCAGTAGTGAACTCATAACCACAAACATCGCATTTTTTAATGTGTTTAGCCAAAATATTACCACATTCAGGGCATTCTTTATATTTATATTCTGCTTCAGGTGGTGCAGGTATATAAAATCTTAAATCATTGCAGAAGCCATGAATAGATGTTAAGCCTGCAAAATCTAACATTAAGCAATCACTTTTACCTTCAAAAAGCCTTAACCCTCGCCCTGCTTGTTGTATATATCGCCTTAAAATTTTTGTAGGGTTTAAAAACATTATGCAATCTACTGAAGGCTCATTAAATCCAGCAACCAAAATACCTACATTAAATACAATTTTAACTGCACCAATTTTTAAAGCTGTTAAAACTTCTTCTCTGTTGTTTACTTTACTATGAAGGCAAGCACAAGCAACACCCTTTTCTCTGAAATAATTACAAGTTGCTTCTGCTTGTTTTATAGAACTGCAAAAAGCTATTGTTTTTCTGTTTTCTGCAATTTTTAACCATTCAGAATAAATTTTATCAAGCCTTTCAAAATTTATCATCATATTATCTAATTCTTCAATATTAAAATCACCATTTGTAATTTTAATTTTGCTTAAATCAATGCTGTAATTACTTAGGCTGTAATAATTTGGCTTCACCAAAAAACCCATATCAATTAAATCTTGTAATTGTAAATCATTTATACATTCATCAAAACCGGGTAATAAATAACCTTTATTATCTATTGGTGTTGCAGAAACACCAATTACTTTTGCATTTGGGAATGCTTCAGTAATAGCTTTGAACATTAAACCATCATAATATTGGTGAACTTCATCAAAAAATATATAATCAAAATCTAAATCCATTAACACTTTTTGCCTACTGTATGCAGTTTGTAGCATAACAATATGTATTAATGCTTCAGGCTTGTATAATTTATCGTAACCAGCCTTCATAATGCTAACATCTTGTAAATTTTCATCTGTTTGAAAAACTAACTCTTCACGATCTACAATAATTAATGTTCTTTTGCCTTGCTTTGCCATTTTAGCGGCCCATTCTGTCATCATTACAGTTTTGCCAGCACCAGTAGGCAAAGTAAGTATGCAAGAATTTTTGCTTTTTAATATTTTTAATAATTTGTTTAAATAATCCTTCTGATATTGTCTTAATTCTATCATTATAAAAAACTCCTGAAATGATCTGTTATTTGTGCCATAAAATCTTTTTTATAATCGCTTTCACTCCATAACCATGTTGTAATTGCCCAAAATGCTAAATCATTTGCAATAGGTCTTAAATATTTATCAAAGTACAAACTATCACCAACAGCAAAACAAAGTTTATTAAAATCTTCCATTTCTATCGGTAATTTCTGCATTAACCTTTTTTCTAATTGTTTATACTGCATTTTTTGGCATCTGTTTATTACATTAAACATTTCATCAGATAATTTTTTTATATCTTCATGTGTAAAATCAAGCTCATGGTTTTCGTGTTTAATGTATTTTTTGCATTGTCTTATTACACTATTTTGTATTTCTTGAAAAAGAAAAATACTTTGTTTAATTTTTGAAATATCTTTACTTTCTAAAATATCTAATGCTTTACAAATTTTTTCTAATAAATTTGTAACTTTTTTATTTTTATAATTTGCCATTTAGTCTAAATCCTTTATTTTTCCACATTTTGTACATTCTTGGTAATAATAATTGCAGTAACCACCTAATAAATTACCTTCTCTATCGTGTTTTTTACAATGTTTGTTTAATACCCTTGAAAAACAAACATCTATATATTTTGCTGTTACATCAAACCCATTTTCTTTTTTAAAATCGTCAATTTTGCATTTTTCAACAAAATTATGCTTACAAAATAATTCTTTTAATAATTTAACCATTCTTCAACCCTCCTAATCTAATGAATATTGACCACAACTTATACCATCAAACAAACTTAATACATTAATTGCATCCATATTTAAATCTCCAATAATCGGCAACATCTTCAACATTGTTTTTTTTCAAAAAACCCCTTTTATCAATAAAAAATGGGTATTCTTCTAAAATTTCTGCTGTTATTTTATCGCCTGCTTCATCATTATCTAACAGTAAGTAACAGGTTTTATATTGGCTAAAATCAATTAGTGGCAAATGGTTTTTAATATCAGCAACACCATTAGCAGGGGTTAATATATAGTAATCCCCTGCTTTGTTTTGGAGTTCAAGCATTTGTTTTAAACAATATGCATCTTTGTACCCCTCACATATAATAATATTCGGTGCTGCTGTTCTCCCCCATATAGAAGCTAAGCATGCAGGTGCGTCCTTAGTTCTCCAAATTTGCTTTTTTTCACCAATTAATCTATATTCAAAACCAACAAGCATTTGTTCATGGCTTATAGAAAAAATTGGAAAACATATCGCATTTTTATCGGCATCTAAACCAATACCACAATCTTCTATTGTTTTCTTGTTAATACAATGTTTATTATAAAGCCATTCAATTACTGGTTCAGCTTCAAGCAATTCTTCTGTGGCTTCACACATATAAATTAACAAATTTTCTGCATTAACTTCATACCATAATGGCTTTTTTTCTTGCTTTTTAATTTGTTCTTTTTTTTCTTGTCTTTTATTAAAGTTTTCTTCACTCCAATAACCTGTTTTTTTTCGGTGTTCATTTATAAGCCCTAAAACTTCATATTGCCCTTCACCACACCCAAAACATCTTAATTTGCCGTTGCTACTGTTAAAAACTAGGTTATCACCTTTTGTATCTTTGCCCATTTTTGCACAAGCTGGGCATCTAAAGTAGTAAGTGCCATATTTAGCCCTCGTTTCACTACCTAAAACTTCTCTCAATTCACTAATGTCTATATCTAAAAACTTTGCCATTTTTCTAACCTTCAAAAGAAGTAAGGGCAAAAAGCCCTTACTTTTAATTTAACTAATCCCAACCCTCATCATCAATATTTTTGAAGCCGCCATAAGGTATAGAATTGTTTTTTACTTTGTTGCCTTCTCTGTTTGTATATTCACCAATAGCAACAGTAATAACAACTTTTTCACCTTCAATATCAGATGGCACGCAGTTATGAGCTTTTGCTAAATCAAAACCACCAATTTCTTTATAAAGTTTTTTAATATTACCATAACCACCTTCATTAAATACAAAGTATGAAAAAATGCTAGTGCCTGTGTGCTCACCTTCAATAACTTTAAATTGCACTTTCCACATATCATCATCATTTTTTGTTTTTGTTTCTTCAACTTTTACAATTTCAGCTACATAATCGCCTTCAGGAATTACTTTAAATTGCTGTGTTTCATCTACATCTTGAAATTTTACTTTTGGCATTTTTATTCTCCTTTCTTATTATATTACTATTTTACTGTTATACTATTTTATTTAAAATGGTATTTCTTCATCCTTAAATTCGTTAACTTTTTCTTGCAGATCATTATCTTTTAAGAAATTAATAATTGAATTAACATCGTTAGGCTTTATGTCGTTTCTTTTAGCAAAGAATTTTAATTCTTCTTTTGTTAATCCTGCATCAAAGCATTTTTTCTTAAATAATTCTTTTATATCACCGTCAGAAGTTTCCATTATTTCAGTAGGTGTAATTGATTTGCATTCTTCTTTTGGTTCATCTTCTGTATCAAAAGGTATTTCATCAACATCATCAGGTATTATTGTATCTTCTTTTGCTTCTTTTTTTGGTTTTTTAACTTCTTCTTTTATTGGTTCTTTTTCTTGACTTTGTTCTAACCATTCTTTAAGTTTTATACCAGTTTTTTCATCAAGAATTTCATTTAAGTTATCAAACATGCTTGTTCTATCTTTTGAACAAGTTGCATAATGGTTTTGGTTTAATCTAAAAACAGTTGTAAAAGTATAATCTGTGCCATCTCTTGCTTCTGTTTTTAAACCTAATTTTTCTACTTTTGTTTTACCATTATCGTCTTTATCCATACTCCAATCGGTTTTAGTTCTTGCAGTACAAATAATGTGCATCGGTGATTGTAAAATAGCATTCATAAAGCCCTCATATTGTGGAGTAACTTTTGCCCAATCTTGAAAGCGACCCCCTAAGCCTGTTTGAATATCTAAACAACCTCCTTGACCTGACCAAACCATTGACATACTGTCAATAATACATAAATCAGCTTTAAATTTTTCAATTTCTTTAATTTTTAAAATATAATTTTGTGGGCTGTAAGGTGGTTTTAATTCAGTAGTATAAAAATCAAACCTATCTGAATATAAACTTGCTGAGCCATTTTCAGTATCTAATACAACAATTTTTGCATCTTCACCTCCTAAACCTTTAGCAATTTTTAATGCTGTCATTGTTTTACCTGATCCAGCAGCACCCTCAATAAGCAATCTTAATTTTTGCTTTTTTCGTGTAGCCTTTTCAATCATGTTTTCTCCTTTCGTTTAATCTGTTAATTTTCTTCTATTTTTACAGTTTTCTGAGCCCGTACAAATTCTTAAATTTTTCTTTCTATTATCTAATGGATTGTGGTTTATATGATCTACTTGCATTTTTGCCGGGCAATCCGTTAAATATCTGTGTAAGTGTATTCTTTTTCTAAACCTACTTGTTTCTACATAAGGTATTTCATTAACCCTTGTATTATTAAACCTTGCTCTCCAGCAATATTTTTTGCATTTTTCCACATCTTCTAAATCTATTAATGCTGTAAGCTGTGATTTCTTTAAAGGTTTTATTATAATTTCTGCATAATCTTCATGTAATATGTATTCATTTACTTTTAATAATGCTGTGTTTGTTTTTCCTTTTTTAAATTCAGCTTCACAATTTTTACTGCAAAAATGGTTTTTTCTAGGTCTTCTCATGTAGCAATTAGGTTTATGAAAATCTTTACCACAATAAGAACATTTTACAGTTGGCATGCTTTTCTCCTTTCTTTGATTGTAATTATACTATCAAAGATTTTTAAAAGCAAGCATAATTTTATTAATCTTTGCCCATTAAATAATTTGCTATAAAACCTGCTGTATTTTCAACAAATAATTGTTCTTGCGTTTTTTCAGTAGCATTACATTCAATGCTTAGTTCAAAATTAATTGTTACCTTTTCATCAACAAAATCAAAAGTTGCTTTATATTTTCCACTTTCTATTGTTATTTTTCCTACTGTCATTTTCTTTATTTCCTTTCTTTTTTTCATCCTACCACAAGAGGGCAACTTCTCTTGTGGGTTTTGTGGATAGATTTTGTAGACATTTAAAAAAGATTGTTATTCCCCTTTCTTGTAAACTTTGTTGCCGTAACCTCAAAGGATGAAGTTATTTATTTATCTTAAAAACAAAGTTTTTTGTTTCTGTTTCAAGTTTAAATTTTTCTAATAAATCAGGGTAAACCTGTGCAAATGCTTTTTGGCTAAATGCTTTGCGTTTTTTAATTTCCCATCCAAAACTATAAATGCCAAAATCCATACTTTCAACACCAGCTTTTTCAATTACATTTTGTAACTGAAGTTCAATTTTTTCTATTTCTTCTTGTGTTTTTTTTAGGTTAAATTTTAATTCTGCTTCCATTAGCTTAAATTCATCCATTTGGCGAGTTAATTCTTTTAAATCAACACTTTGTAAATCTTTTTCTGTCATTTTAATTTTCTCCTTTTCTTCAAAAAAATTATATACTGCTTTTAGAGCATCTTCTGTTGTAGTTACTTTGTAATTTGTTACACCAACAAAGAAATCACAATCATTATTTAATTCTCTTTCTTTTATTGGCTTGTGGTTAGAAAACCTTACTTTAAAATATTTACCATCTTTTTCTACTGTTAAATATTTTGAGAAAGTCCTCCGGGCTTCATACAATGAAATTTTAAAGCCTTTATGTAATAATTCTTCTGCAAAAATAATCCATTTTTGCTTGCCATACTTTTTAGAAGTTTTTTGTTTCAGTAGGTCAAAGGTTAAATATTTATTTGTTATTTTCTTCATTTCCTATTTTTCTCTTTAATTCGTTTAATTCTGTTTGTAAATCTTTATTTTGTTTCACTACTGCATTATATTGTGTTATTGCTCGTTTATATTCCTCAAAAAGTGTTAAATCAAATTTTGCACCATATTTTGCAATATATTCTGCATCTTGTATTTCACTAAAACCATTTGCAGTACCAATATACATATTACCGTTATTAGTTTTTACAATTCCTATAACATGCCCTTGCATGGTCGTGTACCAGCTAATTATTTGCATCTTCCATCTCTCTGATTTTTTGTAGGATTACGTCAACACAATTGTTTTCACAAATTTCAAAGAATTTGCATTTTTTGCAATCTGTAGTTTTGCAACAAACTTGTACAATATTACTTATTTCGGCAAGAGTTTGTTTGAGTTTATTATTTTCCTTGTTTAAATCTTTAAAAACTATTGCTCGTATTTTATCCGACAGTGTTCCATTATTTCCAAATGCTATTTCTTTCTTTAGCTCTTCATTCTCTGCTTTGAGTTGGTCGAGTTGTTGTGCTAGCTCAAAACAGTTTTTACAATATTGTGTTATTTCTTCTTTAAACATTTTAATTCCTCCCATAATACAGCTCTCATTTCATCAACAAATATATCATTCAATTTTTGTTTTTTAAGCCATTCTTGAGCTTTTTCAATATATACATTTAATTCCTTAAAAGAATGTTTTAACTTTTTATTTTCTTTCTTCAACTCCTCGCATTCTTGCTCTTTGGCTTTTATCGTTTTGTTGAGTTCAACAATACGTTGCTTTTTGCGTTTAAGCTGTTTATATTCACAGTTTCTAAAACCATCGCAATGAACATAGCCATTTATTCTGCATTTTGGACTTCCATAAGCTGGTTCAGCGTATGGGCATTTGCTTACATCTACACCAAATATTATCTGTTTATCTGTCATTGTTATTTTCCTTTATTGCATAAATTATTAAACAAATTGCTATTGTCCAAAATATAATCCCTATTGGAATTATTAAAAAAATTTTAAATAATTCTAACATTTTTTAAACTCCTGTACTACCTATTCCACCACCTCTATCACCTTCTCTAAAAGTTTCATTATCTTCAACTTCTATTAAATTTATTTTTGGTCTTTCAATTACTAAAAATTGTGCAATTCTTTGTGCATCTTTAAGGCAAACTGTTGTTTTACCAAAATTTGTAACTGCAAGGTGTATTTCATCCCTATAACCAGCATCTATAACACCAGTAGTATTTGAAAGCATACAATTTAATTTAATACCTGTTGAACTTCTTGGAAAAACTAACATAACACAATTTTCAGGAATAGCACATTTTATACCTGTGCCAAATGTTTTAGTTTCACCGGGCTTTAAAAAGTAAGTATCAATATTTTCTTCTTCATTAATTTTTACTTTTAAATCCATACAAGCATCACTTTCATTAGCATAGCTTGGTAAATACTTTTCATTTTCACAAATAATTTTAATTTCCATTTTTCCACTCCATATATTTTTTGTATTCTCTTACTGCTTCATCAATAGGTAATTCAGTATCAGTAGCATAAGTTGTACCAATGTAGCCTTTTTTATACCTAAAAACAGCAGTTCTAATTGGTAAAACAAAATAAGTAACAGGCATTGAATGAATTATATTTAAAATATCAACATAAGTTTTTTCTTTAAGTTTTATATTTTTCTTGCACCATAAAAGTAAATTTATTGCAAACCTTTTTACCCATGTGTAATTTTGTTTTATCCAGCTTTGTATTTCTTTGCCCTGTGGTATTTTTTTGTAAATATTTGAATAACCGCAAGAGCATATCATTTGTGCTAATTCCAATAACTGCTTGAATTTTAGTTTATTTGGCACTAACTGGGCCGCAAGTATTGGATTTTTATCCAAAACAATTAACATCATTTTATTTTGCTTCCTTTTCAACTTTTTCTTGGTAAAGTTTTAATGCTTCTGTGTAAATTCTTGTTTTACTAATACCAGTTTCTTTTTTGTGTTTTTGTACAAATTCAACTAATTCTTTTGGTAAATCTGTTGTAACTCTAATCATTTCTTGCATTTTCATAAGTCCTTTCTATTTCTATTATTTAACAATATTAAAAGTTTCTTTTCTTTTTTGTTTTATCCAGTAATTAACAACCTTTTCAGTTAATGCATCACTTGTTTCATCTAAGCGATATTGCATGCGACCCATATCTATAAAACCAGCAAAAATAGGCACTAACTTAAATAAATCTTCATTAGTTAAGGCAATATAATTATCAAAAATGTTTACTACTTTTTTGTTTTTCATATCGTTTAATCCTTATTTATATTGTAATTCTAAAATAAATATTTTACAAGTATTTTATTTATAATTCTAATGTATCAATGCCTTTTTGTGGCAGTTTTTTCTTAAACAGCTTTTTGCCTTCTACTGTTAGCTCTATGCCATGCTCGGCTCTTAGTTTTTCTTGAACATCTGTAATAATTTCATCAAACCATTTTTTAAATTGAACATCACCAACAAACCTTTGGCTTCTTAAATCGCCCATTTTTAAATTATTCTTTTCAAAACTAATAATGAATTGTATTAATTTATCAGTAGCACTATCAGCATGGGTATTTCTTAAAATGCTGAAGCTGTTGCAAATATGGTTGTAAAATTCAATAGCTTCTTGAATATCAGCGGCCCGAACTAAACAATCATGTGGGCTGTTTAAAATATGGTAAACAACACCTAATTTTAATATTTTCCACCAGCTCTCCTTAATATCTAGCCCTTGAATTGTTATATTTTTTTGTGCAACTTCTTCATTATAACGATCTATACAAGAATTTTTGTATTTATCAATTATTTCATGGGCTTCTTCACTTAAATAATAAGGTGAAGGGCTTATATTATCAAAAATATTTTTTAATTCCACACTTAATTGCTGTGCTTCAGTTATTGCCCTTTGTTTTTCTATTGCTGGTATTGCCTTGTTAATTGGCTTTATTTCATCCATAAAAATAAAACTTCTTCTACTGATACCAGTTCTTAACATTTTATTTAAGTATTCCCTGTTTCTTGCAGTTTTAAAGTTTTCAAAATCTGAATAAAGCATGGCTGAAACTGGTATATTATTTAAAGTTTTTCTTTTGTTATCACCACTAATTGTAGTTGCTGAAAATCTACCATCAGAAATTTCTTTTAATTTTTCAAAAAGTTCTTTTTTCTGTTTATTTCCTGTTGTAATTCCATCGATATAATCGCCTAATTCTTCAATCCTTAAAAATAATGCACCTTTGCCAATTCTGCTTATAATTTCTGCATCAGCATACAAACCTAAAACAGTTGCATCATGTATTTCTGTGTTTAAATACCTGAAATTATTTATTTTTTGTTGTAATTCAAATTCTGCTTGCTTCTGCTGTTTTTTATCAAGCTGTCTTATTTTATATTCTTCTTGTTGTTCAAATTCTTCTTTATAATCCTTTACAACCCTATCCATATAATCAGGTATAAAAGGTATTAAATATTGGTTGAACAAATTTAAAACATAATCTTTACCACTTCCTGAAGGTAAAAAACTCATACCATAATAGCTTAAAATAATATCATTGCCATTTGTGTATTGTCTGAATTTTGCACCACCTAAACTAAGCATATAAGTTAATTTGGCATTTGCTACATTTATTAAAGCAAGCTCGCTTAAATTTTGGTCTGTCATTGTGTTTAGGAACTTACAACACCTTTTGACAATTTCATTTTTTTTCATTTATAATATCTCCATAATGTTTTACTAAGTTGTATCTTACAATAAAGAATTTTTTGTTGATACAACTTTTTTTATAAAATTTTTTAGCCTTATTTTATGGGCTTTTT